GGGCAAGCCGCTCTATCGGTACGACGACGTCCCGGGCGGCACCTATCCGAACCTGCAGACCTCCGGCATCTTCAGCAAGTCGACGAAGACGCTGACCCTGGATTCGATCCTCGTCGTCAACGCCTCGTGGATCGAGAAGAACGGCGGCGCCTACGGTGATCTCTCGACGGCCGCGATCCGCCTCTCGCAGCAACTCGGCAACTGATGCGCGGTATCGGTCGGATCACCGCAGAAACCATAGGCATGGCGGCTTTGGCTGGCGCCATGGACACCGTTTTCAACGGCTATGGATACCCGACGAACCGCCAGCCATCATACGGGACCGGATGGCGGGACAAGAGGTTCCGCCATCCGGAGGGGCCATGCTCCTATAAGCCGACAGGGAACAAGCGAACTCGGCGGCGTAACGCTGAGAAGTAGACCCCAACCGGGCCAGGGTTCACCGCCCTGGCCCTTTTCATAGGTGAAGCACATGAACAACAAGGCTACATGCCAGCATCACGCCTTTAGCTCCGCCGTGAGGATAGCGAGGCTCGAAGACAGCGGTCGCTTCATGGCTGAGATCCGGATCACCTGTAGCGAGCGCGGCACGCCATTCCAGTTTAAGGGTCTTCCGCCTGGGCTGAACCTGAACGGCGCGACCGTCAGCATCGACGGTCTCGAAGCCAACATCGCCATCGCCCCAGACGACAAGGCGATGAGCCCCATGCAACAGATGATGCACGGCGACGTGCGCAAGCAATAGGTGAAGCACATGAAGGCTTTGATCCTCTACACCCTGTTGACGATTACCTTCGGGGATGATGTTCGAATTCAACAGGACATAAAATCGAAAGAGGCATGCGATACTGCAGCGACGGTCGCAAAAACTGGACATACCAAGGAGGAGAACGACGAACTTGATAGAAAATATGCTGAGCTAAAATTGGAACAGGAGAAAGTGCGCCAAGTAATATTCAAGGCAGAGGAGGAGAGGCGCAAGTCAGAAGGCTCCAAGGGCATCTCAGCTATTTCAATCCATGGTCTTATGTCGCCTGTCTATAAGCCAAGCGATGGTGAAAGCGTCGTGACCATCAGGGGCGTATCTGTCGTGAAATACAGATGGAACGTTCGTGATGCGTTCTGCATCCCCCAGCCTTCCCAGAAATAGGAACAAGCACATGAAGACGGTCATCCTCCTCTGGTTCCTGGGCGCGGCCTCCGTGGTCCTGGCGGGCGTCTCCCTCCTGAACGACTCGTGGTGGATCTGGAAATGGCTGGCGCTCCTGATCGTGCCGGGTCTGATCCTCCGACATTGGCTGCGCCAGCGTCGCGCCGCGAAGGCGATCATCCCCGCCATACGCACGATCGAGCAGGGCACCGCGAAGGCGATCATCGATCAGGTTAAGCGCGATACCGGCGTGACGCTCGGCATCAGGATCTGGACTGAACTCCAGCGCCTGGAGATGACGGGCGAGATCGAGGCGAAGTGGCGAGGTCGCAACGCCTTCGGCGAGCCGCGTCAGCGGGTCTACCAGATCACACCGCCCCGGAAGTCAGAAGTGATCTTCGCGACAGATCGCGGCATCTTCGGAAAGCGGAGACACCCATGATCATGGGCGAATACCCGTGTTGCAACGGGCCGCTCCATCTTGCGGTGCCGGACGGATACGGCTTCGCCCCGGAGGATTGCCCGCACTGTGGTGCTCGTGTCTGGCATCACTTTTCGCGCATCGTGCCTGAGACGTGGATGGAAGCCGACTTCCTCGAAAAGTACGAGGTGATCGAAGAGACGAAAGAGATCCGAGAGCGCAATCCGCCGGAACCGCTGGATGAAGGAACGCAGGCCGCTCTTGATGTCTGGATAAAGGCGGCGGCCAAAGCCTGGGAGAGTGCGATCATATACGGCACCGGGCATGTCGCGATGACGGGCATACTCGGGCGTTCGGTCATACATGACATCCTTGTGGTTTCCGGACCTTCGGTCGAGGTCATCACGCCGCAAGACATCGTGCCGGGGTATGCCGGGATACGCGGAGATCTAGTCCTTATGGACGAACACCGCTCGGCGCTTGATGTGATGATCAAGTCGATAGCTAACAAGCCGGAGAGCGAATTTCCGAGACTGATGTTTAAGCCTCGACCCGTTCCGCCCTGGCGAGAGAAACGCAGGCGGCTCAATCCGAAGAAGAACAAGCGAAGGAACAGACGATGACATAGAAACCGATTCAATTGGTCACCTTCCTAGAAAACAAGAAGGTCGCCGTGATCGAGATTCACGCTGACGGTAAGACTCTTGCCCATGCAAAGCTGACCAAGGCCCAGATGACCCATCACATCGGAGCCCTGATGCAGGCCGTATCCCAGATGGATGAAACCAGGGCTCCTGACGCGACCTTGAACTGACCGACCCGCGATAGCCGAAGCGAGCCGCCCCTTACCGGGCGGCTTTTTCGTTTGGGCTATCGGATTGGCCTGCGACCATAGTGACCAGCTATCGCGATAAGCCCAATCGATTGAAGCCGATGGATCGATAGGGGTGATCAATCGGATGAAACATTTTGGCAACAACGCGGTTGCGGCCTGCCGGGTCATCAGGCATCACAAATCTACAGCCGGAATTGCGAGCGGAGAGACGCGGTGGCGAGATTGAACCGAGATGGAGGGTTCAACGAACACCCCGTAGAAACCTTGCGATCGAAGTTCTCCTATGATGCTGAGACCGGAATCCTGACGCGACGGGTCGCATGCGGAAAGTTTGCAGCTGGATCAGTTGTCGGCTCGATGACTGACGGCGGGTATCTGATCACAAAGCTGGACCGACGCTGCTATCTTGTTGCGCGAATAATCTGGGCGATGGTTGAGGGGGTTTGGCCTGTATCTTTTGTGGATCACCGAGACCGTGTGAGATCTAACAATCGGTGGTCCAATCTAAGGATTGCAAACAAAACTCAAAACAACGTAAACTCTCTAAGGAAACGTAAAAGCGACCTGCCTAGAGGCGCCTACAAATATGGGCGTAGGTTTGGATCGTACATCAGAGAGAACGGCCACAAGAAGTGGCTTGGAAGCTTTGATGCACCTGAGCAAGCCGCAGCCGCATATGCTGTCGCAGCCAAGCGGCTTCATGGTGAATTCGCTCCGATTTGATATGGAGACCCAGATGCTGCGAAGCCGCGACGATCGAACCGCTCGCGCGTCGAGTGCTGTCCGCAAGGTCTTCGATCAGCGGGGCGAGCGCGCTCCGATCGTGATGTTCGACACCCGGCCCGAGATCGAGGACGGCCGCTGGCCGCGCTCGAACGACATGCCGCTTCCGGAGTCGCCGGGCTGCACCCGCGATGGCCGAGTGAGAGCCTGGCGCGCCTGACGCCATAACGGGGTTCGCCCCTTCCACCAGAGGAGACCAACACAATGGCACTTTCCGGAACACACATCACCTGCGGGTTCGTCGGCTCGCCACCGGCCCCGGCCCTGATGGGCGCCGCTCAGTGGTCGACGACCATGGCTGCAGCTGGCGTCACCGCGCTCGCCGCCTCGCTCCCGGCCTCGACGCCGCCCGGCGTGACGATCACCAACCTCGCGTTCGAGGTCCGTCCCACCGTCGACATCTATGTGGCCGTGGGCAAGAACCCCGACGCCTCGCAGGCCAACGGCTCCGGCGACTCCGCTCGGATCTTCTGTCCGGCGAACGAGACCCGCAACATCTTCTGCGCAGTCGGCGACAAGCTCGCCTGGATCGGAGCCTGAACCATGGCCGCGCTAGGGCTTCGTCGTCTGTCGCGCCTAGCGCGGCTTGGTCTCCGTGGTCAGCGGGAGAGGGGCCAGGGATCGTCCACTCCGCAATCCTACGCCTTCAAGGCGCACGGGCATCGCTTCCGGGTCTGTGACACCTTCGGCGGCGGATCTGCCTGGGCCAACGGTGTTCGCTTGCGGGTTCTTGCGCCTCCCGGTGCGACCGGCAAAGTCAAGATGTTCTGGCCGACCTTCACTCGAAGCGGCACGAATTTCGGCGATGCCGATCTCCTCTATGACGTGAACTTCCAGGGCGCGATCCTGAAGGGCTGGAATAACGCCTACACCGCGCTCGCGCCGCGCCAGTCGTTCCTGACCAACGGTTCGAAGACTGCGAGCTATCTCGCGGCCTCGCCGCAAGGGCCGGGCATCCTTTCCGACGCTCTGGACATCGGCGCAATCGCCGCCGGATCCCCGGTCGATGTGTGGTGCTCGTTCGAGGCAGCCGCGAAGGTTTCCCAGGGATCCTCGAAGCTGCCGACCAGCCTCTTCGTCGGGTCGACCAAATTTAACGTCTGCGAGGTCTCGAAGAACACTTCGTCGTCCCTTGTCGATCTGGATTGGTGCGCTTCCGCAACCGACGTCAATTCGGACGGCAAGAACAACGTCGGCGGATACACCCCGCTTCTGTTCTGGGAGGTGCTGGCCTCGAACAAGCTGGTTTACGCGATCGGCCACTCGATCCTCTGGGGAACCGGCGAGGGCGATACGACAACGACGAACGACGGCGATCTGCGCGGCAACGCCGATGGGTATCTCGGCTGGTTTGATCGTCTGATGCAGCGCGAAGGGCTGATGTTCGTCAACACGGGTAAGCCCACGGATCAGATCCAGTATCGCGCCGATTCCGCCAAGACCTTCCGCTCAACGCAGCTTGCCGCGATGTGTGGCGGCGTCACCGATCTCGGCCTCTTTGACCTGACCAACGACGTCTTCGGTCGCACGGTCGCGCAGATGACCGCCGACTCTCAGGCGGTCCTTACCAACTTCGGCAACGCCATCGCAGCCGTCACCGGCAAGCAGCCGCTGAAGACGATGGGCGTCCTGTTCCCGAAGGCGTCCGGAAAGACACCGTCTCAGATCACGTCCGCAGGCACGACGACGGTGACGGTCTCGACCGATATGGTCCTGAACGTCGGGGATACGGTCATCATCAGCGGCGCTTCGCCGACGACCTACAACGGGACGTTCCCCGTCACCTCCGTCAATCCCGGCGTCAGCTTCACCTACGAGGCGGCTTCGGCTCCGGCGAGTTCTCCGGCAACCGGAAGCGTCATTCAGGTCAGCGACCGCTACATCAAGGCCAACGGCGTCAATCAGGTGCCCTTCGCCAGCTTCGGGCCCGGCTCCAAGGGTGCGCAGATGGACGCGCTCGTTCGATCGACCTCGCTGGGCAACGATCGTTCCCTGGATGTTCCGGCTGGCGTTCGGTACGGCGCGATCGACAGTTCGCTGTTCCAAACCGATCCGGGCGTGCCTTACGCCTACATTCGGGACGGGATCCACATCAACAGCCGAGGCGTCGCCAAGGCTGTGTCCGAGGCGCCGACCTGGCCCTCGTAAGCCGTCACGGCTGAACCTGAAGGAATCGAGCGATGACCGAACTCACTCAGCGCAAAGACGGCGATCGGATCGCCTATGGAGATCGGCACGCTCGATTCATGCTTCCGGTGAACCGCAACGGATCGTGGGTCACGAAAGAGTTCAACGGCCGCACGGTCGAGTGCGTTACGAGTAATCTCGGCGATGTCTGTGCGGACGATCAGCGGGCCTACGAGGGCCATCCGGAGAAGTATCCGCCTCGAAGCCTGATGGTCTTCGATCTCGATCAGGCGGATACCCGCCAGCCCGGACAGCGGATGCGGATGGCCTTCGACTTCGTCCTGTATCCGAACGGCGGTCCCATCCTGCCGATCTCGGCCGACTTCCTGATCCTGGCCGAATACAACGCCTGGCCCAGGCAGGGCGTGAACTGGGGCCCGCCGCCCTTCGCGCTTGATCTCCACTATGATCGCGCCTCTGGGCAGGAAAGCCTGTTCGCGGTGATCCAGGGTGCGTATGAGACGAAGTCGCTCCCAGTGACGCGGTCGATCTCGCACCACGTCGAGGCCGAGTTCGTGTTCACTGCCGGCGAGTCCGGCGGGATGGCCCGGGTGACGCTCGATGGAGCCGTGATCGTCGACTATGTCGGGCCGACCGGGCGGCCGGGCTACTCCGGCGTGTTCCCGGCCTATGGGCTGTACGGGACGCCCTGGCGCCCCCGGAACGAGGCCATCGCGGTCAATTTCGAGAACTTCCGGGAGGGGATCGTCTGAGATGACCAAGGTCTTGATGAGCCAAGCCAACCCGACCGGCCACAAGCTCGAAGTGCTGGCCGCCGATCTGATCGCTGATCTGAAGCTGAAGACCGATCAGATCTCGCGCAAGACGGACCCGATCTCGCGCGAGGTCGCCCGGCTCAATCGGGCCTCGATCTACAGCCTGGAGACCGTCCTGATGAATCAGGCGCTTGTTCTCCGGGAACTCGACAAGGTCGGCCCAGATCAGGGCCCGACCGGCAAGCCCAGGATCTGAGGTGTCCCATGAAGACGTCGGAACTTCTTCCCCTGATGGATCGCGAGACCGCGACCCTGACGGCAGACAACAACCACTCGGCGGCGGCGCTGATGAAGGCCGGAGCGGACACGATCCGCGCCCTGGTAGCCGCTTCCCCGCCCGAAGTGACGGCCGGCGTTCGCGTCGTCGAGTTAGGCGACCTCCCCCGCCTGAAGTCGATCTATGACGGTCAGGCCCGACCGATCCCCGGAACCGAATTTATCACGGGCTCCTGATCGATGTCCTGCGATGTGTTCGAGATCCTGTCTTGGGAGACGATCTCCAAGATCGCGGCGCTTGTTTTGATCTTTGCATCGGCGAAACCTGTCTGCACTTACCTGACAATTCGCGCCGAGATCAGAGCGAACGAAGACTGATGTCCAGACTTCCGATCCGAAACGCCCGGGTAAAGCCGAAGGATCGCCGATCGGTGGTCCCGAAGGCGAAGGTGGCGGAAGACTTCTATGGCTCCGCCCCCTGGAAGGAGCTTCGCGAGAGGCTCCGCAAGGAACGCGGCGGCCGATGCGAGACGCCCGGGTGCCAGAACCACGGCAGGGTGATCCTTCACCATATCGTGGAGCGGAAGGACGGCGGCGCTCCGCTGGATCCGCGCAACCTCGTCTTCCAGTGTGACCCGTGCCACGGCCGCGTCACCGCTGCGAACCGACAACTCAGAATCAACGAAGTGGAACAGGTTCAAGACGATGACGACACGCGGTCGCCCCCAGCACAAACCGGCCCCCGGGTCATCCGACTTGGTTGACCTCCTGATGGCAGATGGCATGTCCGCAGAGGACGTGTCCAAGGTGCTCGGGATCACCATGCCGACCTTCCGGAAGCACTACGGAAGCGCGGCGAAGATCGGCCGTCTGCGGGCGAGGGCGAAGTATCTCGGCCTCCTGATCGGCAGCGCCGAGGGCGGCAACGTGTCGGCGCAGAAGCATCTTGAGGTGCTGACCTCCGGCCGGAAGGACGATGCACCGTATCGCCTGCCGGAACAGGAGAAGCCGGTTGCGGAACCGAAGGTCGAGAAGCTCGGGAAGAAGGCGCAACAGGCGCTGGACGCCCAGACGCCCGACATCACCACGCCGATGGGCAAGCTGATGGCCGAGCGTCACGCGGCAGGCAAGCGCCTCTCCTGAGATGGGCATTCCCTTCGACATCTCGCAGATCGAGACTGCGGCGCCCGCCTGGGATCTGTCGTGTCTCGACTGGGAAGCCAGGATCCGCGAGGAGCGATCCCTCGTGCCGGATACCCTCCCCCTCTACGAGGATGAGGCCCGGATCGCCCTGGAGTTCTTTGACAACCTCCGGCTCCCGGATGTCGAGGGCAATCCGCTTCTGCGGGATGCTGCGGGACAGTGGTTCCGTGACATCGTCCGCGTCCTCTTCGGCGCTCGTGACCCGGTCTCCGGAACACGCTTCATCCGCGAACTCTTCGCGCTTGTCGGTAAGGGCAATTCGAAGACGTCCTACAGCGCGGCGCTGATGGTCGTTGCCCTCCTGATGAACAAGGCGCCGAAGGCCGAATTCCACCTGATCGCGCCGCATCAGGACACCGCGCAACTCGCCTTCGATCAGGCGTCCGGCATGATCGCGCTAGATCCTGAATTGAAGCGCCGGTTCCATCCCCGGGACCACATTAAAGAGATCATCGACCGCTTCAATGGGTCGAAGATGAAGATCAAGACGTTCTCGCTCGACGCCCTGGTTGGTCCGAAGCCGACAGGCGTGTTGCTCGACGAGCTTCACCAGCTGGGGAAGCTGGCGATCACGACGAAGGCCCTGCGCCAGATCCGAGGCGGCCTGGAGAAGCGCACAGATGGCTTCTTCTTGATCATCACGACACAGTCGGACGAGCCTCCAGCCGGAGCGTTCAAGGCCGAACTCGCAACGGCGCGGGCGATCCGCGACGGCGAGATGCAGGGCCGGATGCTTCCGATCCTGTACGAGTTCCCAGAGGACATCGCGACCGATCCAGACAAATGGCAGGATCCGGCGAATTGGCCGATGGTCATGCCCAATCTGGGCCGGTCGCTGCACATCCGCAGCCTGATCGCCGATTGGAACACGGAGAGGGGCAAAGGTCAGGAGTCGATTGCGGTCTGGGCCTCCCAGCACCTCAACATCGAGCCCGGCAAGGGCATGAAGAACGATGCGTGGAAGGGCGCAAAGTTCTGGGACCGGCGGGCTGATCAGACACTGACGTTGGACGCTCTGATTGAGCGATCTGAGGTGATCGTTGTCGGGATCGACGGCGGCGGCTTGGACGATCTGTTCGGCCTCTGTGTCATGGGCCGCGAGATCGAAACGAAGAAGTGGCTGATCTGGACTCACGCCTGGGTCCACGAGGACGTCTTAGAGGATCGTAAATCGATCGCGGCCGTGCTCCTCGAAGCCAAGGATGCGGACGAACTGACGATCGTTGACGATCAGTTGAAAGACATCAGCGACATCGTCGGGATCATCGAGAAGCTCAAGGAAAGCGACAAGCTCTCGACTGTTGCTGTCGATCCTGCCGGTCTCGGCGAGTTCGTCGACGAGATGGACAAGATCGGGATCACTGTCGAGAACGGCATGCTCGAAGGCGTCCGCCAGGGCATTGCGCTGATGAGCGCGATGAAGACGACGGAACGCAAGCTGGCCGCCGGGACGATGATCCATAGCGGATCCGGTCTGGCCGGATGGTGCGTCGGCAACGTGAAGATCGAGCGCTTGGCGACATCGATCCGGGCGACCAAAGCCAATGCCGGTGATGCCAAGATCGACATCGCAATGGCTGTCTGGGATGCGGCTTGTGTGATGAGCGACAACCCGCAACCCAAATCCACGAAGTCGATCTACGAAGAACGGGGCCTGAGATTCGCATGAACAGTCCAGAGCAGCCCCAGTCGCGTCGAGAGACCCCGGCTTACATCGTGATCTATAGGGATCTGTTCGGTATCGCCGGAACAGTCCTGACGGGTTACGGCGCCTGGCTTCATTATCCACCCCTTGGCTTTGCGGTCGGAGGCGGCTTGATGGTCGCCCTGACGATCGCTGGCACAATCCGGGATCGCGGCTGATGGGCGGGTTCTTCGCGACCATTCTCGGCGCCGCCCCGGCTTCGGGGAAGCGCTCGACCACATCCTGGGCCCCGGATGATGATCGGTGGTTTCAGGCCGATGCCGGTGGCCGTGGCGGCATTGGTCGCAATGTCACCGCCGAGACGGCAATGCAATTCTCGGCTTGGTATGCCGGGTGCGCGCTTCTCGCCACGACGATCGCAGCCCTGCCGCTTCAGATGTACGCCAGGAGCGCTGATGGGACGGAGAGCACCTATGCTCCGAACCATCCGATCAACGATCTGATCGAATATCAGCCGAACCGTTGGCAGACCGCCTTCGATTTCAAGTCGTGGCTGATGTACTCGATCCTGCATCGCGGCAACGGCTATGCCGAGATCATCTCCGGCCCACGCGGGTTCGCAGACAGCCTGGAGCCGATCCACCCCGACCGGGTGAACTGCTATCGCGGCGACGACAACCGTCTCCGCTACAAGATCGCGAGCCTGACGCCCGGCAATCCCGACCGGATCTTGCTCGACGACGAGATCCTTCACCTCCGTGGCCCCCATGCGCCCGGGATCGTGGGAATCAGTCCGATTGCCTACGCCCGCCAGACGATCGGGCTTGGCCTGGACGCTGAGGAGCACGGCCGGCGCACCTTCAACTCCGGCGCCCGCCCCTCCGGCGTGGTAACGGTCCCGAAGACGCTTTCGGATCCGGCGTTTGAGCGCTTCAAGCAAGATTGGGGGTCGCAGTACAACGGCCTGACCAATGTCGGTAAGACCCCGATCCTCGAAGACGGAGCGACCTTCGAAGCGATCACGATGAAGAACTCCGATACCCAGTTTCTGGAAAGTCGGCAGTTTCAAATCGAGGAGGTGTGCCGCTGGCTGAACGTTCCGCCAGTGATGATCCACCACATGAACAAGACGACGACGGCGGGATCCGGGATCGAACAGATCCTTCTCTCCTATGTCCGGACCTCGATCTTGCCGTGGACCTCGATCTTCACGGGCGCGATCCGGCGCGATCTGATCCTCGTTCCGCGCCAGTATGAAGCCCGCTTCGACATCGAGTCCCTGATCCGTGGCGACTCGAAGGCGCAGGCCGACTTCTTCAGCCGCCTCGTGCTCAACGGCATCCTGACGCGCAACGAAGCCCGTGATGCGCTCGGATACAACCCTCTCCCCGGCTTGAGCGAGCCCCTCACGCCGAGCAACACCAACACGTCGGACAATGCCCCGGGCAACGGGGGCGATCAGCGAGACGACAAGGCTCAGATCGGCCAGAGCGCCGGCCCTGCCTTGATCGAAGATCACAGCATATCCCAGACAGAGGAAGGGCCGGATAAATGAGCGGATTTCCGCATCTGCGGGCGGCTATCCAGCGCCGTCCATGGGCCATGTCGCCGGATTGGCTTGCCGCCTTGGCCGAAGTGGTCGAGCGCCGCGCCAATGGCGAAGAGATCACCCCGGAGAAGTTCGCCGAGGCCGCGAAACAGCACTCGCAGATCTCCAGGCACGCCACCATTCTCGGCCAGACCGCCGCGAACGGCGAAGCGATCGACTTCATGGTGACGGAAGCCGGCCTGGTGGCGCGCGGCCGTGGTGGCGAACAGCGGGTCGACGGATCGAGCCCGGAAGCCGGATCCGTGATCGCGGTCATCTCCGTCATGGGCGTGATTGCCCAGCATGCCCATCAGGTCGAATCGATCTCCGGCCCCGGCGGCACCTCGACCCAGCGCGTCGGCGAGTCCCTGGATCGGGCGATGGCGGATCCGGCGGTGAAGGCCGTCGTCTTCAACGTCGACAGCCCCGGCGGCAACGTCCATGGCGTTCAGGAGCTTGCCGACAAGATGATGGGCCATCGCGGCAAGAAGCCGATGATCGCCCAGGTCAACAGCACCGCCGGCTCGGCCGCGTACTGGATCATCGCGAACTGCGACGAGATCGTGGTTCCGCCATCCGGCGAGGTCGGGTCCGTGGGCGTCTACTGCCTTCACGCCAACGTTCAGGGCAAGAACGAGAAGGACGGCGTCGCCTATACCTTCATCAAGGCCGACGACTCTCCGTTCAAGGTTGAGGGCAACCCTTACGAGCCGATCGAGGGCGACGCCCTGAAGTACCGGCAGGCCCAGACGAACAGCTATATGCAGGACTTCCTGTCCGGCATCTCCAGAGGTCGCGGCGTCCCGGTCGCCAAGGTGCGCTCCGACTTCGGTCAGGGCCGGATGAAGCGCGCCAAGGAAGCCGTCGCCTCCGGCATGGCCGACAAGATCGGCACCATGGAACAGACCCTGCAGCGGGTCGCCAAGATGAAGGCGGGCCAGGGCATGCGCGCCCTGGATCAGGCCCCGACCAATCTGGCTCTGACCTTCGCCGATGGTTCTGCGGCTGTCGCCGAAACTTTCGAGGTCGAGACGCAGCCCGAGCCGGAGCCGCCCGCTCCGCCGGCTGCAACCGAGCAATCCGCAGAAGACCGCAACGCCTACAGGCGCCGCGCCTTCATGCTCCGGATGCGTCAGGGCTAAGGCCCGACGCTGAACCAAGCGCCCCACGAGCCGCCGGGCCGTGGGCAGACTATCCGCGCCCATTCAAGCCCGGCGAGATCACTGGAGAACACCAATGCTAAAGTTCCTCAAGCAGCGCCGCGCCGACCTCTCGGCCGAGGGCATCAAGATCCTCGACAAGGCGACTGCCGAAAACCGTGTGATGACCGCCGAGGAGATGTCCCGCCTCGACGCGATCGAGACCGAATCCGCCGATCTGGAGAAGCAGATCAAGGCGGCCGAGGCGGCGCAGGAGCGCATCCGCATGCTCGGCGACGGCTCCACCCGTGACGACAATCAGCGCGCCGACGATCAGCAGGCCGGCGGGCGCCAGGACGGCAAGGCGAAGTTCTCCAGCTTCGGCGAGCAGCTTCGCGCTGTCGCTCGGGCTGGTCAGCCTGGCGCCCAGGTCGATCAGCGCCTGCAGGGTTTCGGCGACCTTCATGCCGGCCCCACGGGTATGAGCGAGGGCATCGCGGCCGATGGCGGCTTCCTCGTGCAGACCGACATGGCCGCCGATCTTCTGGCGACCGTCTTCCAGGGCGGCGAGGTCGCGCGCCGAATCCGCCGTATCCCGATCGGCCCGAACTCGAACGGAATCCGGGCCAACGGCATCGACGAGACCTCGCGCGCCAACGGTCAGCGTTGGGGCGGCGTCCAGGCGTTCTGGACGGGCGAAGCCAACCTGAAGCGCGACTCCAAGCCCCGCTTCAAGCGGATCAGCATGGAGCTCGATAAGCTGACCGGCCTCTGCTACGCGACGGACGAACTCCTGCAGGACACGACGGCCCTGGCCTCGTGGATCTCCCAGGCGTTCAAGGACGAGATGGTGTTCAAGGTCGAGGACGCCATCCTGAACGGCACCGGCTCCGGCATGCCGCTCGGCGTCTACAACTCCGGTGCGACCATCATGGTCGCCAAGGAAGCCGGTCAGGCCGCCGGAACGATCGTCGCGAACAACATCCTCAAGATGTGGTCGCGGATGTCGCCGGCCAATCGGAAGAACGCCATCTGGCTCGTGAACTCCGAAGCGGAGGTTCAGCTGTTCCAGATGATGCTTCTGGTGAAGAACGTCGCCGGCACGGACAACGTCGGCGCCATCGCCTTCCCGCAGGTGGCCTACACCCCGCCCGGCACCAACGGCAACGAATACGGCTCGCTGATGGGCCGTCCCGTGGTCCCGGTGGAGTACGCTGCGCCGCTCGGCACGGCGGGCGACATCGCCTTGGTCGATCTCTCCCAGTACCTGGGCATCGACAAGGGCGCGGTTCAGGAAGCCTCCTCGATCCACGTCCGCTTCATCTACGACGAGACCTGTTTCCGGTTCGTCTACCGCTTTAACGGTCAGCCGATCATGGACAAGCCGATCCTGCCCTACCGTGGGACGCTGACCCAGTCGCCGTTCGTCACGCTGCAGACGCGCGGCTAATCCGCTCCGGCGGACGGTCCCGGGCGGGATGACCCTGCCCGGGGTCGACACCTTTCACCTCGATCCCTCAATTCGCCGGAGATCCAGCGATGCCCAAGCAGAACCTTGCCACCACCTCGAAGATCGCCAGCATGCTCCCGGGGGCCGCCGATGCGGGCGGTCGATCCTCGCGCGCGATCTCGTGCAAGAACCACACGATCGTTTCGGTCCTGGCCCAGGTCAATCAGCAGAACGCTGCGCCCGTCACCTTCACCCTGACGCAGGCCCAGGATGCGAGCGGCCTGAACGCCAAGCCGATCAGCAACCCCCTGCCGATCTGGGCCAATCAGGACACGGTCGCCGCCGATACGATGGCCCGTCAGGCGGACGGCGTCGCCTTCACCACTTCTGCGGCCCTGGCCCACAAGCAGGTGATTTTCCACGTCGATCCCTCGAACCTCGATGTCAACGGCGGGTATGGCTACGTCATCCTGACCACGTCGGCTTCGAACGCGGCCAACATCACCAGCGCGCTCGCGATCGGTGATCAGGCTCGCTACCAGAACGAAGGCGGCGGCCCGTCCCTCCTGACCTGATCAATACGCGGCGGCGGGGAGACTCGCCGCCCGCACCTTAAGCCGTTCTGAATGTTCCGTTACGGTTTTTCCCGCATCGGACTTGCCCGCACCATCCGACCGGAGCCCATCATGTTCGTCGTTCAGCTTGTCGGTCGCATGGCCGATTCCGTCATTGAGACCCCCTACGCCGCCGGAACCTCCGGTATCGCCTCTGGCATCTTCCGCCTCGCGACCGAATCCGAGATCGCGAATGCCGGATACGAGATCCCGCACGAGGCGCCGCCGATCACCATCGAAGACGGCTTCCCGGCCGGCTACACGGTCGAGCCCACGGAACACGGCGGCTTCGACCTGTTCGATCAGGGCGGGGTCCGTCTGAATACCCAGCCCTACGCCAATCTCGTCGCCGCGCGCTCGGCCGCGATCGAGAGTCGTGATCTCGCCATCACGCTCCAGCCCGTCGACACCGCCGTGAACCGTGAGATGTTGGAGAGCCAGCTTCCCCAGCGCCCGGAGCGCACGTTCACGATCAAGGATTACCAGGCGGTCATCGTCGGCGAGGGCCAGTTCAACGTCATCGATCCCGGCGGCGTCATCCTGAACGATGAGCCCCTGGGAAGCATCGACGAAGCCAAGGCGTTCGCCGAGAACCACCTTCGGCTGATGATCGAACAGGGCGAAGGTCCGGACGATGAGGGCGACGGCGTCGATGATGCCGAGTTCGAGGTTCCGGATGGCTGGCAGGATCTGCATCACTCGAAGATCCGCGCGATGGGCCGCCGCATCTCGGGCGAGGAGCCGGCCAACACCGATGCCGCCCGCGCCGTGATCGAAGATTACGTTCGCCGGTCGACCATCGGCTGATCAGCACCGCAACAGGGAGTCGAGACCGATGGCAAAGGGTATGGCGAGGTTCTTCCTCGCAGCAATCGCGCTGATCACGGCATCTGCGGCCGTTGGGCAATCGAACGGCTTCAACGCGCAGGGTGATCCGATCCGTCCGGTTCGGATCTACAACTCCGCCGGTCAGGTCGTCGACAACTTCGGCGGATCCGGAGGAGCCGGCGGGACGGGCGGAACGGTTGCGCAGGGCGCGCCAGGATCTACCGCCTGGCCCGTCAGCCTGCCGAATGGTCAGGTCGTCAACGTCGGCAACTTCCCGACGACGCAGACCATCGCCGGATCCGTCTCGATCCTGAACTTTCCCGCCTCGCAGCCAGTCACAGGCACGTTCTGGCAGGCAACCCAGCCCGTCAGCCTCGCAAGCGCGCCTCTGCCGACCGGCGCCGCCACAGCAGCCAACCAGACGTCCTGGCAGGGCTCCGTTACCGGCGGCGCGTCAGCGACGCTATCCGGCCTCGCGGCCGGTCGCTACAACGCCACGTCGCCAACCCTGAGTGATGGTCAGCAGGTTGCCCTTCAGGTCGATGCCAACGGCAACCTGAAGGTCTCGGGCGGAGCCGGCGGCGGAGCGTCCGGCTCCGTCACGGCCGCTGGCACGAGCGGGACCACGGCCCAGGCCGTCCAGGGCATTACGGGCGGCGTCGCGCTTCCGGTGTCCGGAACGTTCTTCCAGGCGACCCAGCCGATCAGTGCGGCAAGCTTGCCGCTCCCCACAGGCGCGGCGACGGCGGCTGGTCAGCCTTCGTTCAGTACGGCTGGATCGCCTTCGACGCAGGTTCTGACCGTTCAGGGCATCTCGGGCGGCACCGCCCAGGCCGTAACGGTCTCGGCCGGTAGCTCCTCGATCGGCGGCCTCGGCGCGGCAGCGGCCTCCGGCGGCATCGCTAGTTTCTCCCGCATCCCATCCTCGGCGGCCTCGACGAACGCCACATCAGCGAAGGCGACGCAGGGCCGTGTCTTCAAGATCTTCGCCTGCAACACGACGACGACCACGGCCTATATCCGCTTCTACAATTCCTCGACTGCGCCAACGGTCGGCACCTCGACGGTTGCGTTCAGCCGACCGATCCCTCCGGCCTCTGCGGCTGGTGGCATGGCCTGCGCTTCCTACGACATGCAGGACATCGGATGGTCGTTCTCTGTGGGGATCGCCTACGCGATTACCGCCGGAGCCGCTGACAACGACACAACGGCGCTTGCCGCCGGTCAGATCGTTCAATCCAGCGTGGAGTTTCAGTGATGCGCTCGGCCCTCGCTCTCGCCCTCGCGCTTTGCGTCTTGTCGGCAGCATGGGCCGACAGCTTCTCTCCGCCCGGACCTTCTGGCGTGGTGATGCCCTACACATCGTCGGGAGTCGGCACCGGATCGAAGGTCTGGGATGGGAAGGTGACATCGACCACGTCGGGAACGTGGTCGGCCGATTTCTCAGCCGCCGGATGCACGACAGCGCCGACGATCAGCGTTCAGCCTGTGTCTCCTGATGCGGCACTCGCCAACTCGTCGACAGCGACCCTTACCGCAGTCTCCACGACTTCGGCAGGCGGCAACATCTTCCAGCCTAACACGATCGCGCTGGGCGGCACGCCGTACAAGCTCGCCGCCGTCGCCCTGACGGTCCACGTCATCGCGATCTGCCGCTGACTAGCCGCAACGACAGAAGACGGAAGTCGCAACTGATGAGCAACGTGATCGTATTGACCCCGGCGTCGACCCGCTCGCTGACTACGGTCGACATCGTCCGCGAGGAGTTCAAGATCGCGCAGGATGCGATGACGAACTCGCAGATCCAGCGGATGATCGACTCCGCGTCTTCCATGATCGCGGTGTTCTGCCGGCGTCAATTCGGTCTCCAGACGGTACGGGAGCGCCTATCGTTTCCGGCCTCCTGCGGCCAGGAGCCGTTGACGAAGATCACGGTCGCGTATGACCCGATCGTCGAGGTGCGGAGCGTCTCCGCGAACGGTGAACTCGTCGAGCCGATCGATTACGAGTTCAACGACACGGCGCTGTTCAATCTCGACGACAACGGCGAACAGGTGCCTTGGTACGGCAGGAGCTTCACTCTGATCTATCAGGGTGGCTACGTCCTGCCTGGTCAGGATCGGACGACGCTGAACGTCTCGGACAAAGCCCAGGATCTGCCGGGCGACATCCAGCGCGCCGTGCTTCTCCTGATCGGCGTGGTCGTCTCCGGTTCCGATCGCGACATCATGATTAAGGCCGAGGAAACCGAAGGCGTTGGTCGGACGGAATACTATGTCCAGGGTTCGAGGGCGCAACTTCCGCACCCCGAGGCCGAGGCGCTCCTTCTCCAGTATCAGGGAGCGAACATCTGATGAACGCAACGGCGCGTCAGCAGATCGACCAATTGGATCGCCAGATTGCCAGGAAGGGTCAGTCTGTCGTCTGGCGCCCGGCGGCGACGCCTGACGCCTCGAAGGACAAGGGGCTTCGGGTCTTCGTTCGGCAATACAAGCCGGACGAGCTTTCCGGCGGGATCACACAAGGGGACAGCACGATCGTTGTCTCTCCGACCGCGATGAAGGCGGCCGGGATCGCCGAGTTCAAGAAGACCGATCGGATCACTGTCGCTGGCCGACCGAAAAGCGTCCTGGCGTCCGAGTCCGTGATGACGGATGACGTGCTTGTGAGGGTCAACCTCTGGGTTCGCGGCTAGTGGGCCTGAAGACTAAATTCGATCCGATTGATCGCGACTTCGCGCTGGTGATCAAACAGGAGTTCTCCGCCGAGGCGCAGGGCAAGATCCTTCGCGACTTCGCCCTCCAGGCTTTGGCGGAAGGCCAGGATCAGAACAAGGCGGCGCTCGGATACGTCCCCGACCACGACGCCTACGTTGACGGCCGCAGGAACGATTCCCTCTCCGGCGTCACCGGGCGCAGTTCGATCACCTTCGAATTCCACCTCCTGTTCGAGGTGCTCGAATGGATCGATGAGCAACTGATCCTCCACTCGCCCGTGCGATCCGGGAAGTTCGCCAAGAGCCATGTCTGGTTCGCCAACGACGTCGAGATGGATCCGCTCAATCCTCCTGCTGCGGAGGAATACGTCGTCCTCAACGCCCAGCCCTACGCCAGGAAGATCGAGCGCGGGTTGAGCCCCCAGGCTCCAGAGGGCGTCTACGAGGGAGTCGCCGCCCTGGCCCGCCGTCGCTTCGGCAATATCGCCCACATCCGGTTCGGCTTCCGATCATTCCCTAGCGGGGCGGTCGGTAACTGGGCTGGATCCGCTTCCGCCGCCGCCCTGGCTCGTGAGATCCGGGGCGGCAACCCTGCGGGCCATCTGGAATGGCTGACCCGCCAACCCTGCATCTACATTGACCCTGGAGTGAAGTGATGCCCAAGACGATCAAGATCACCAACACGAACGGCACCTCTATGGGCACTAAGGTCTTCGACGCAGAGACCGGAGCGGAAATCCGAGGAGTCGAGTCCATCAGCGTGCTCTATGAGGTCGACAAGCCTGTCACGGCGGATGTTCGGGTTGCCTTCGTGCAGCACGAAACCCTGGCGACGCCCCGCTTCATGATGGCCGACCCGCGCACCGGATCGATGCGCGAGATCTCCAAGATCATCTTCGCCGATGGTCAGGTCTTCGACCCGAAGGCGGAGTGATCCATGGCCCGCCTGGAAGTCGTCACTGCTGTCACGAAGCGCCTGCAGGACAGCTTCGCCGATTGCCCTGTCTATAGCTCGAACATCGAGACCGATGTTCCCTCCGACGCTGGCATGTTCGTGGTGGTCCAATACCCGGTTGCGAACGTCGAACAGATGGACCTCCAGGCGAAGACCTATCGCGAGGAAGGCACTGTGCGGTTCGTGGTCAACGCCCAGCGCGGGTTCGGTGTCGAAGCTGGCATAGGGCTCGCCGATAAGCTGGCCTCCATTTTCCGGGGCAAGAAGTTCGACGGCGTTCAAACGTTCTCGTCGACCTCCCCTGTGATCAACGATCAGAACGATGACGGGCTGTATTACACCCTCAGCGTCTCTGTCCCGTATCATTTCCTCTTCAAGGTTGTGACCGGGTTCTACGACTGAAGGAGAAGCTCATGATCAGCGTAACGAACCATCTTCCCCGAAACTTCCATATCGTGACGGGTGTGAAGGACGGGCAGCCCGTCGTCGAGCACATCAAGCCCGGCGAGACCAAAAACCTCGAAGTGCCCCAGGATCACCCGGAGATCGTCGCGCACGTCGCCGCGCAGGCCATCACGGTCGGGTCGGCCCTTCGTGGGCGTGCCGCATCCACCAATTCATCCGATGCCCCCAAGGCCATCGAATCCTAATCCTGCAACTCGCAGGTAACGCCAGCCGCCCGTACCGGGCACATTTGGGAGTAATTCTATGGCTGACATCACCACCGCCTCTGGCGCGAAGATCTACATCGGCCCGTCGATCCCGAGCAGCACCGATACCGCTGCCGAGTTCGCCGCTCTGACGTGGGTCGAGATCGGGCTTGTCGAGTCCCTCGGGGAGTTCGGCGACGAGGCTTCCATTTCCACCTTCGCCTCCCTCAACGATGCCCGCATGCGCAAGGCCAAGGGCGTCCGCGACGCCGGCACCCTGGCGATCACCGCCGCCCGCACGGTCGACGACCCGGGTCAGATCGCCCTGGAGGCCGCCGAGGCGACCAACAACAAGTTCGCCTTCAAGGTCGAATACCCGGACAAGCCCAACCCGACCGGAACCAATTCGGTCGATTACTTCCGTGCTCTGGTGACGTCCAAGCGCGCGAACGTCGGCGATGCCAACAACATCATCCGGCGCACCTACAGCCTCGGTATCGACTCTGCGATCATCACGGTTCCGGCCGCCCCCGGGAACTGATACGCAGCTTCGGCTGAAACACGCACTCAGCATCAGGGAACATCAGCACCATGAAGATCAATCTCCTCAAGGTCGACTCCAAGCGCGCCGAGTTGGGCGACTGGGTCGGCAACCTTCCCGGCCTCGACGGCGTCAGCTTCAAGGTCCGTGGCTTCTCGAACCGGGATTATCAGGCCGCGATCTCGAACGAGCGCTCGAAGGCCGGGCCGGACAAGCGGAAGGACAACCGGATCAACGGCGAGATCCTCCCGGAAGCCTTCTCGGATATGGTCAACCGTTGCATGGTTGACCACATCCTGATCGACTGGACTGGCCTGGAAGACGACGAGGGCACTCCGATCCCCTACATGCGGGAGACGGCGATGAAGTTCCTTTCCGATCCCGACTATCGCCCTCTCAGCGATGCGATCTATGCGGCGGCGCGTGAGGTCGAACAGATCGTCGAGAACCGGATCGCCTCCTCGGAAAAAAACTGATCGAGTGCCTTCGGCATCATCTGACCTGGGCACCGAAGGCACGCCAAATCGATCTCTTGAAGCGGTATGACCGGCCGCTTCCCCCAGACTACCTCAACCCCCCGGTCATCGACGTCGGCAACCTGTTTCTCTGGTATGCCTTCTGGGAGTTGACCACGGAGCGCGCCTTGGGCTTTGGAGCCGAGGGCCGCATCCCCCACTCCGTCATCGTCACCTTCGCCAAGGATCACGGCATCATCAATCGCGACGATGTCTCGTGGTTCTTAGGTGTGATCAGAATGATGGATGCTGAGTATCTCGGCATCAGGGCTCCGAAGAAAGACCCCCAGGTGATAGATGAGGTGCCGATGAGCAATCTCAGCGGCATTCGGGGTCTACTGTCCAGACTGGCTAAGAAGCCGCAAGAACCTTCAGAGGCGGACGAATAATGGCCGTTAACGTCGAGGTTATCCGACGCATCACTACCCAGGCGCGGGTAGAGGGTGAACAGCAGGCCACGGCCGCCTTCGATCGTATGCGCGTGAAGATGGGCGACCTTTCCGCCTCCGCAGAGGATGCAGCGAAGGGCATGCTCTCGAATGAGAACGCTGTGAAGCGTGCTCGCCGCGCCTACGAGGACAACTTCTCGACGATCGAGAAACTTGCCCGCCTGCAGAAGGATCTGACGGTTGGCGTCGCCGCCGGCCGGATCGAACAGGGGCAGGCCAACCTGATCTTCGGCATCGCGGCCGAAAAGCTGACCGGCATGGCCGATCAGATGGAGAAGGCCGCCAAGGCGAACCTCGCCAACGCTCGCGCGACGATCCAGGCTCGCGAGGCGCAGGCCGCCATGAATCGCGAGATGGCGGCTTCGTCCCAGAGGAACATCGGGACCAATCTCGGATTTCGGGAAGCGCCCGGCGCGCAGGCTCGCGCTGAGGACTTCGAAGCCGCTCTCGCGGCGGCCGACAAGTTGCGGGCGAAGTATGATCAGGCGTTTGCGGCAGAGCAGAAACTGATCACCGCCACGAAGGAGATCAACGATCTCCAGGCGGCGGGTGTCCTGCAGCCCGAGGTCGCCGCAGCGGCGATCGAGCGCGAGAACGCGGCGTATCAGGCCCAACTGAATCTCCTGAACGGCGTCACGGACGCGCAGAACAAGATTGCGATGTCTGCGGAGGCGCAGGCCGCGCGCCAAGCGAAGGCGTGGGCGAACCTGAAGGGCGACGGCGCGTCCATGATGGCGGCTGGCAATGCCGGTCGCGCCTTGGGCGGCCTGAGTTCGGACGGGACCGTGCAACTCACGTCGGCCGCTCAGGCGTTGCGCACGGAGCTTGTGCCGCTCGCCGCCGCCGAGGAACAGTACGCCGCCGCCGTGATGAAGGCGGATGCGGCCCTGCGGTCCAACGTGATCAGTGAGGCGGAGCGCGATGCCGCCGTGGCGCGGGCCAGCGGGACACTCCTCAATCAGAGGAACGAGATCAACAAGGCGACCCAGGCGCACGAGCGCATGGCGAAGGGCGCGGGCCTGAACGCCTACGCGCTGACCAATCTCAGCTATCAAGTCAACGACGTTGCCACCTCGCTCGCCTCCGGCATCTCGCCGATACAGACCTTCGCGCAGCAGGGCGGCCAGATCTTCCAGATCCTGCAGTCAGACCAGGGCGGCGTGCGCGGCGGTCTGAAGTCGATCGGCGACCTGATCAAGGGGATCGCCACGCCGGGCCGCCTGATGTTCGCCGGCCTCGCCACGGGCGCCGCCACGGCCGCATATGCGCTCTACAGCTACAACGCCGAACAGGCGAAGCTGCGACAGAGCGTCAGCGGTATCGGCCGCGCCTCCGGGGCGACCGTGGGCAGCATCAACGCGCTCGCTCCCGATGCGGGGCGCGCGGCTGGCGTCTCGACATCCGAGGCCCGTGCCATGGCTGGCACCTTCGCCGCCACGGGCAAGATCGGCCAGGAAATGTACGCTGGCCTGATCAAGGGCGCGAAGGACTATGCGACCATCACGGGCAAGGATGTGGCCGACGCGACGAAGGAGTTCGCCGAAGCGTTCGCCTCGCCGTCCGAAGGCGCCCTGACGCTCAACAAGTCGCTCGGCTTCCTAAACTTCACCACCCTGGAGAATATCCGGGCGATGGAGCAATCCGGTGACCGCCTGGGCGCGCAGCGAATGTTACTGGAAGCCTCAGCATCGGCGACTGCGAAGGCCAGTGAGAAGCTCGGGTTTTTCGCCAAGCAATGGGAAGACTTCAAGAACACGACATCCAATGAGATCGGCGAGATTGGCTCGTTCATCAACAAAGGCCTGGGCATGGAGGATGCCGAGGCCCGAGTGAAGACGCTACAGGGCCAGCTTGACTTCCGCGCCTCGCGCAAGGGGTCGATGGGCGGCCTGTTCGATTCTCTCTGGGGCTTCGACGAGGATCAGATCCGACAGGATCTCGCCAAGGCCAAGGCGGAGGTCGCCAAGGCCCAAGCCGAAGGCAAGAAGACCGCTCTGGATCAGCGCGGACTCGAGATCGGCGAATTGGTGAAGGGGCTCAATCCCGGCACCGAGTCCCTTAATAAAATGGAGCGGAGCGCCGCCAACATCCGGACCTATTTCCGGGAACTGGGGGTCGATCCATTCGGCCCGGCGAAGGCGACGATGGAGGGTCTGGAGCGATCCGCCGCGCAGTTGAAGAAGGACATGGAGTCCGGAGGCGCAGCATTCGCTGACGCGATCCGCGCAGCAGACTTTCAGAAGAAGACGGTCGCCTACGCCCCGAGCGCGGCGGGTGTCGCACAGATCAATGAGGCCGCTGAGGTCAAGAAGGTCGCCGCCCTGCGCGAGTCCCTGAACGACAACGATCAGGGCGCCTATCAGAAGCGGATCGATGCAATCAACAAAGAGCGCGATCTTCTCCTCGAAACGGCACGCATGCGGACGATGAACGAAACGTCCTCTGGGAGCGGGCGCTACTCGATCGGCGTCGGTCAGGCCCCGGAGAAGTATCGCGATCTGATTTATGGCGCCTCGAACGCGACTGGCGTCAATGCTGATCTCCTGGCCGCTCAGATCCGCCGCGAAAGCAGCTTCAACCCGAATGCGAGATCGCCTGTGGGAGCCGAAGGCATCTCGCAGTTCATGCCCGCCACACGACGCGGCATGGGCGACTTCAATGCTTTCGACCCGGCCCAGGCTATCCCGAAGCAGGCCGAGTTGATGGCGCAGTTGTTGAAGCAGTTCAACGGCAACGAGGTGGCCGCTCTGATCGGCTATAACGCTGGCCCACGCACCGCACAGCGCTTCCTGGCTGGCGGCTCTGATACGTCAACCCTGCCAAAGGAGACCCAGGAGTACATCAAGGCGATCTTGACCCCGCCACCGAACGCTGAATCCCTGGTGAAGGCAGAGACCGAGCGTAACGCTCAACTCGACCTGAACCGCAAGAACCTCGAGGCCAGTACGCAGTTCCTGGGAAAGAACGGGCAGGCACTGGAGGTTCAGCTTGGGGTCAATCAGCGTCTGACCGAAGAACAGCAGAAGGGCGTCACGATCACGGACAGCTATCGCGCAAGCATCCAGTCTGCGGTCGCGGCGACAGCTTCTCTCGCACAGCAGAACAAGCTCCTGCAGTACAATCGAGACAACGATTTCGAGCGCCAGCAGATGGGCCGGGCCACGGCGGATCAGCCCGCCTACGCCAAGGCACGGGGATTGTTCGGCGACACGACTTCGGAGGCATCGAAGTTCGTAATCCAGCAGGAGAAGCTGAACGACAATCTCCGCGTCACCCGGCAGTTGGGTGGCGAGGCGTTCAGCGGGTTCCTCACGGACATCTCGCACGGCACGAACGCCCTGACCGCGCTCACTAGCGCACTGACCCGCATGTTCGACAAGCTCCTGTCGGCCGCCGGGGACAAGATCTTCTCCGGGATCTTCGGGAGCCTCCTGGGCGGCGACAGCAAGGCCGGCGGAGGGTTTCTCTCGGGTATCTTCGGCCTGCCGAAGTTCGCCAAGGGCGGCATCGCGAATGGCCCGAGCATCCTTGGCGAGGCCGGGCCTGAAGCGGCGGTGCCCCTGCCTGACGGTCGGCGCATCCCGGTCGATCTCGGCCCCGCCTCGAACTCAAACAACATGCGCCCGATACAGGTCGCGATCGGCGACTCGTATCTGGACGTGAAGCCTGCGGAGGGCGTCACCCCGGGCCAGCTTCAGGAGATCCTGAAGAACGAGCGCCAGGAAAATGCCCGCACGATCGGCCAACAACTCTCGACGTGGAAGGAGAACAACTGACATGCGGATGCCCGCCACCATCGCGGCTCTGCAACAGGGGCTGACGATCCGGACAGAGCGTCTTGTGGCGCTCGACTTCGCGTCGGGGAGTAAGTTCCTGCATCGCGGCTTTGGCCCGATCAGGACGGCCGATGGCACGATCTGGGAAGGCATCGGAACGCTCGGGCAGATCTCGGACATTGATCGGTCCCTAGTCCCGAGCAACGGTGGTCCGACCCTGACCTTGTCCGGCGTCGACCGCACGCTGATCGCGAACACGATCACCACGGCGAATGAGGTGAAGGGCCGTCCTGTTCGAGTCTTCGATCAGCACTTTGATCCTGACTGGCAACTCCTCGACGCGCCTCTGGCAATCTACACCGGCCTGATGGATCGGATTTCCATTCAGGACGACGGGAAGACAGCGGTGATTACGGTCTCCACCGTGACCATCCTCTACAATCGGCGCCGCCCGGCATTCGGATACCTCGGCGCGGCTTCTCAGCGGCGACTCTACCCGAACGATGGCGGAGCCGATCAGCTTCCGCGTCTCGTGAACGCGAACGAAAAATGGCCCAACTATTGACCCCGCTCCAGACGCATCTGCGCAACGGAATGGCGACCGATTTCGATCGGGCGTCCGGGGCCGATTGTGCAATGTTCGTCTGCGACTGGATCTTGATCGCCACCGGCATCGATCCGGCCGGGCATATGCGCGGAGCCTATGTCAGCGGAGCCGGTGCCCTCCGGCTGATCACTCGATGGGGTGGCTACGATGTCATGTGGAGCGTTCACATGGCCATCGCTGGCTTCAATCTGACGAAGTCGCCGCAGGATGGCGATGTCGGTGTGGTGATCGATGCGGCTGGCAACATGATCTCCGCCATCAGCTGCGGCGGCTTATGGCACGCGAAGACCGAACGCGGAATCATCGGCGAGAACTTCCGAACCGTCCTAGCCTGGAGCTTGAAGCGTGGTTGAGGCAATCGGAATTGCGATCTTGAGCGCGGTAGGCACGTCGGCCGCTGTCTCGACCACTGTGGGGATCCTGGGTGTGTCTCTGGCGACGATCGTTGGCACCACGGCTGTCTTCGGTGGCTCACTCCTGATCAGCAGCCTCACATCTTCTGACACCAAGCAAAAGGTTCAGTCTCAGCAATTCTCCAGCAAGCAATCGATCCCGCCGCGTCGTCGCGCCTATGGCGAACTGCAGCTTGCCGGCCCGAAGGTTGAATACCGGAGTTCCGGCGGCAAGTTCTTCAATGCCATCTATCATTGCGAGGGGCCGATCGACTCCTATCGGTACTTCCTGATCGAGGACAAAAAGGCGGCGCTCCCGGTTGGATCGCTCGGCGGCAACGTCGGCGTTGCCCCGTGGAATGCGAACGTCGTGATCGAGGCGCATCTTGGCTATCCTGATCAGGCAGCATCGGTTGCTCTGCAACTGACCGGAGCATGGACGCTTGACGATCGCCTGCGCGGATGCGCCTACAGCCTGACCGTTTCGGCTGCGCCGTCGCAGAAGGACTTCCCGAAGCGCTTTCCGTCCGGGACATGGCCGGAGCATCGCGTTGGGATCAGAGGGGCCTTGGTCTGGAACATCAATGACCCAAATCAATCCGCAGATTCTGCGACTTGGAAGTGGTCCGACAACGCCACACTCTGCATTCGTGATCACCTGACACATCCGCTCTGGGGGCTGAAGGTTCCGAATGAGTTGATCGACATGGCCTCGTTCCGGGCGGCTGCGAACCTCGACGCTCAACCTGTCGTCAACAAGAACGGTGACACCTTCCCGCGCTATTTCATCGGCGGCGCCTTCGATCTGACAGATGAGCCCGCCGATGCTCTCCAGGGCATGCTCGACGCCAAGGATGGTCGCCTGTATCTGACGGCCGAGGGCAAGATCGGGATCAGCGGAGGCGTCTGGGTTGAACCGGATGTCATTATCGTCGACCCCAACATCCTCTCCACCGGACAGATCGAGATCGGATCAGGAAAGCGGGCGGCGTTCAATCGCCAGAAGCTGTCCTACGTCTCTCCCCAGCACGACTTTCAGGTTATCGAGGGCGATCCTTGGGAGAACCTCGACGCCCAGGAAGAGGCCGGAGAAACCCTCGAAGCCGACTTCGCGCGCCAGTGGGTTCAGAACCACAATCAGCTTCGACGTCTCGCCAAGATCAATGAGGGTCGCAAGAATCCTCAGTACCGCATCACCGGCATCATGTTCGATCGGTCTGGTCTGCCAGCCCTGTTCGAGGATGTGATCCGGTTGACGCTGACGCTCTACGCCATTGATGCGGTGTTTCAGGTTGAGCGAGCTGTGGCGGCGCAGGACGGTTCATCCTGTACATTCGATCTCGTGTCGATCACGCAAGAGATGTTCGAGTTCAACCCCCAGACAGAGGAGGGCCGCACTCCCGCGCTGCCTGGTCAGAGCGAACAGCCAGAGCAACCGGCCAACCCGGTCGATCTTACTGCGGAGGTGGATAGGATCGCCGTAAATGGAACTACCAACGCGACCTTCCTCGTTCTGACGGCAGACGAGCCTGTCAGGCAGGATCTATCCCTGATCGGCCGATACCGCACTGTGAGCAACGATGGCCCCGGTGATTGGGTCGAAATGGTTTCGGACACGGATAGCAGGGGGCGTGTCCGTTCAAACGTACTCGTGGATGGTCAGGCGTATGAAGCCGAGGGCGCCATCGCAGGTTATGGTCGCGCGTCTCAGAGCGACTGGGTTCCTGCGCCTCCTAGCCCGATCACTGCGATTGCTGACAATTCCTCGACCGGCGCTCCAGAGTCGTTCACGGTGAACGGCGAGGCGGGTCAAGCGCGAGGGGCATTCTCGACACCGAACGTCGGGAATTACGGATCAACCCGGGTCTTCAGGTCTAAGACGAACAGCTTTGCCACAGCAAACTCTATTGGCGAGCCATTCTATGGCGCTGGTGGGCAAGCGTTCGACTTCATCGATAGCCCTCTGTCAGCCGGAACCTATTACTATTGGGCTCGGGCCTATAACCGCAGCGGCTTCGGAGATGCGTCGAGCACTTCGGGCCCCGTAACAGTCACGGTGATCTGATGCCCTTGATCGTAGCCCCGAGACTGATCCGGTTTACCGAAGGCTGGAGAATTGGCAGCGCAGCAAAGAGCGGTGGCGCTACCCTGGCCGGGCAAGAGCGCTTCGTTGTCAGTCCTGCGGCACGGTGGGAGGCGAAGCTGAGTTTCCACTGCGTCGAGGAAGCTGACTATCTGGAAGCCGATGGGTTTCTCGCGAGCTTGGACGGCCCGGCGAACCCATTCCTCTGCGGGCCCATCGACTGGAGAGGCCGCCCCTGGAACACACACTTCCTGACCGGCGCTCCGATCACACCCCGTGATGTCGCCAGAGACATCAAGGATAATCCGGCCTTTGAAACCGAACTCAGCACAACCGGATCGCTCGACTTCTTGCTTGCCGCCCCGGTCGCTATGAACGGTACGCAAGCGCTGATCCAGCGCAACAGAGGTGGTCTGCAGAGACGCGGCCAATACTTCTCGATCGGAAATAACCTTCACATCATCACAGAGGTTCTATCGCCCGATGTGACGGATCCTGCGACCACGCTTGCAGCACCCGGCCAAGTCTTGGTCAACTTCAGGCCATGGGCTAGGGCTGATTACGCTGTCAACTCGCCCGTCGAGTTCGCTAATCCCGTAGCGACGATGCGGCTTTCTGCCCAATCGTCGGCCATGGTCGAGAGGAACACGACACCCGTTTCCGATCTGGCCTTGGACCTGATCGAGTATTTCTGATCGCTGATCAGCATTCCAGTATCGGAGAATCAAATGGCACTTGCTCTGCTCATTCCGGCGGCTCCTACGGATACCCTTGCCACAATCAACGCCGCTATCCGCGCGATCAACAACATCAGCGCGCTATTGGCGGATGAGATCAATGGCCGTGGTGCCAACGATGTCACAATTTCGAGGGCCCTTGATCAGGTCGGAACAAGCCTCGCGAATCTACGCCAGCAAGTCACAGAACTGACGAATGGCTTCAACAACGCGCAAGCCTCTGACGGCGCTAACGATAGGGCGATCAGCGCCGCACTCGACGGAGTTGCGAGAGCCTTGAACGCCCTTACTCTTCGTGTCGATGCGGTCGAGGGGCGTGAAGCCTCATTCATGTCTGAGATCGATACGATCTCGGATGCGATCGACGCATTGACCAAGATCTTCATCACTGGCGTTGAGATGCTGGATCGCCCCGGCTTCTCCCCCCAGGCTTTCACATTCTCAGTTTCGCCGGTATCTCTCTCGGGTCTTTACCCCAACCTTCCCGCCGTTCCGAGTGGAATGGTTGTCGAAGGCGATAGCGGTCTCGCGGTCAGGGTCATTGGCTCTGGACGGATCGCGATGCGCGGACTCGTTGCCGTCGAGTCGACCCATGTGTATCGCCCCCGGGCCCTTCTGCAGCGTCGAGCAAACCCCTCCGACCCCAGCAACGATTCCGTCGTATTCGGCATCACATGGCTGGATCAGCGCGGAAACGATCTTCCGAACGTTGGCGAAACGATCATTCAAGATCTCCAGGCTTTGACCACGGCGGACGGGCAACAGGATCTCCAGGCGCTTTTCAGCCGCGCTCCAGGCCCGGGTCTTCGTCAGGCCCCATCTGGAGCGCGCTACGCTCGGGCCTGGGTTCGCACCTATGGCCCCGATGCGATCACTGAAATTCAGGTGCTTGGTATCGATGATGTGTCGAATGCGACAATCCTGGCTCCTGAGACGGCCAGCATTGTGTCTCGCGTCGGCGCCCTCGAAAGCATTGACGCTGGCGACCGCCTAAATGTCATCGAGGGGCAATTGAGCGCTCCGAACAGTATTACCTTCCCGTCTAAGAGCGATGCTGCCGCTGGGATGATTCCGGAGACTGTGACGACGGTTGAGCTTCGGGGGCGCACGACTCCGGGAGATGGCGAGTGGGCTTTGTACGTCAGGCAGACAAGCGCCCCCGCCGGTTCGGACAGCTTCACGAACGCCGCCAGCGGAGCGATCTTCGTGCGCGTGCTCCCCTCGGAGGCTCTGATCCGATCGTGGCTTGAAAAAGCCATGGGGCCCTACTTGGCGAGCCTTCCGAAAACCGAACAAGAGCCAGGCAAGCCGTTCCTGAATGGTGGCAATCTCGCTCTTTCCTGACACTATTGTTTGAAGGATCGCACGATGCGCTTTCTCCTCGCCTTCGTCATGTTGCTAGTGCCGGCGTTTGTCGAAGCACAGCCCTCTCGAACTCCCAAGATTCCCAGCTATGACGGCATCACGCTTCCAGATGCTGAGAACCCTTCGAAGGGTTCTATCTCCGGCATGACAGTTCGCGTACCGAGTGGATTTGCGCGCACGCTTTCCAGTCGCTTCTCCGATACCTACAACGCGGCCGACTATGGCCTAATTGGTGATGGCGGGTCGCACCCGCTCTCCCAGCGGTACAGCACCCTAGCGGCAGCCCAGGCGGTCTATCCGCACGCTACGGCCCTGACCGACGAGATCGATTGGGCAGCGATCCAGATGGCCGCAAACAAGGCTCAGGTGTCCGTATTCATCGGAGAGGAGATGTTGGGCGAAGTGATTTTGCCCAGCGGCTTCAATGTCCGCACCAACCGCAGCGTTGTCCTCAACAAGCCGGTTCGCGGCCGCTTCGGATCGATGCTGAATTATAGCGGCACGACAGGGGACTGCATCACGGTTGGGTCAATCCAGCCCGCGCAATATGGCGAACAAAACACCGGCTACGATCTGGACTTCGTAGGTTGCCGATCTCTGGTGGGTCCGAATGCCTCGGGCCCGCCAACCGGCGTCGTCGAAGGTGGCTCAGTCGGACTTCGACTCGTCTCGATCCAGATGAGCCGTGTCAGGATCCGGAAGGTAATCGGATTCTCCTGGGCTGGATGCTTCTTCGATACTCGTGAGGTTCTCTGGCAGGCACCTATTGTGAAGTTGAACGGTCAGGACTATCAGACCAAGCGCGCCAACGTTCAGCAGAACCACATCGACTGCGGTCTATCCGGCTACAACGGAATCGGCATCCTGGCGGCGGCCGCATCCGGCCTTGCGAGCGTCGGCGCCAACGACATCACATGGCGCGATCTCTCTACCAACTGGATCCAGGGCCAGTCGGACGGAACGATCCAGGGAGTCGATTATGCTGGGTCCACAAGCAATAGGTGGAGCGGCATTGTCGAAGTGCCTGCCTCCGGGCCCACGGGTGTAGCGTTCGCCATCTATGGGTCATTCAACAAGTTCAGCTTCGGGTTTATCGAGGGAAAGATCCGCCTCGGCGTGAACTCTTATGCCAACACGGTGGAAGCCGACAACAATGGTGCGACGCTGGCAAGCGTTGAGGATTTGAACAACAATGGATCCAATAGCATCAGGCTTGGACCGGCGGCTTCAGGGCCTGCGGAAAGCGGCTACCCCTCTAACCTGACAGTCACGTTGGGGCAGGTAGCATGCAACACCTGGGGCCGAACGATCTCTCTCAGCCTGTTCGCTGATCTTGTCCCCTCAGCCTCAGCTCTTGCTGCGGTCCAAGTCTACACCGGCCCGACGATGGCGAACCTCCTGGCGTTCACCCGGGCCCAAGCCGCAGCCGGCGCCGGAGAAACCCACGCTCCTCTGACCCTGATTCTGCCGGCGAGCCATTGTTATCGGATCGACCCGACAGGAACTGTCAATCTCGGAGCCGCACGAGTCGTCCCGATTAACTGAATGCGGAACTTTCGAAGGATCACACCAATGACCATGACTAACAAAGAGATCCAGGCGGCCCTTGTGGCAAACGGCTTCGACGTCGGCCCGGCCGGCGCTGATGGCGATATTGGCCCGAACACGATCAAGGCTATCGAGTCCTTCCAGCGCGCGAAGGGCTTGGCTGTCGACGGTCTCGCCGGCCCGAAGACACAGGTCGCACTGAAGGGCGAGACCTCGGCGGCTCCGCTGAAGCTCGAACCCGCGATGCCGCCCTGGCTCGTGCTGGCGGAGGCCGACATCGGCACTGTCGAGGGCATCGGAAAGAACAACAGCCCGAAGGTGCTCGCCTACTTCCGTGATGCCGGCTTCTCCGGGATCAAGGAAGACGCGGTGGCATGGTGTGCTGCGTTTGTCGGCGCCCAGCTGCAGCGCGCCGGCTTCAAGCCTTCCGGATCTCTGGCGGCCCGTTCCTATGAGGGATGGGGCGTTGGCCTGAAGGAACCGGCCCTCGGCTGCATTGCGACCAAGAAGCGCGGTGGTAGCGCCTGGCAGGGGCACGTCGGCATCGTCGTCGGCGCGAACAAGGATCAGATCTTCCTCCTGGGCGGAAACCAAGGCGACAAGGTCTCGATCGCGGCGTTCAAGCGCTCGGAATTCACCTCCTACCGCTGGCCCAAGGATTTCCCGCCCCCGGTCTCGACCAAGCTCCCGACGACGATCGCCGGGGCAAAGGCGGGGGTCAGCGAGTCCTAAGTTCTGGATTTGTGCTATGGCACATGCCGCGCCCGGCGGTTCCGGGATCTCAGCAAAGGCAAGACGATGTTCGGAAATCTCATCACGTCCGCCCAGGTGGCCTCTCTCCTGCGGACGCTCCTTCAGGTCGGCTCGACCGCCCTCGTGACCCGTGGCCTCATCGACAGCGACACCGCGACCTCCGCCGTCAGTGCGATCGTGCTCCTGGCGACCACGGCCTGGGGCCTGTACGCCCGCCGCGCCACCGGCCTCGTCGCTTCGGCCGCCAACGTGCCCGGCGTCAGCGTCAGTGCGCCGGCCTCGATCGCGAACGCCGTCACCAGCGCCAACGTCACCAGCACCGGGCGCTGATGCCCTTCTGGGCCTCTGGGCTGATCAGCTTCGTCGTGAAGCTGATCACTCAGTACCTAGCGAACAGGCGCGCGGAGCAAGCCCTGCGCGACCTGGGGGCCGCAACCCAGGCTGCAGACGCCAAGAACGAAGCGGAACGACAAGAGGCGGTGGCTCAACAGGCCGCCGCCTCTGTCGCATCAACCCCGGAGGATCGCGATGATCCGTTTCTCAGGAAGGATTGATCATGGGACTCACGTTCACATGCGCAGCGGCCGGGTTCTTCGTCTTCGCGTGTACCGCGCCCGACGTGACCCCTCCCGCCGCGCGCTTCTGCCAGACAGCCGCTCCTATCCGCTACAGCGCCAGGGATACCGCAGAGACCCGCCTGCAGGCCCGGCAACACAACGCCAAGGGCACGGCGCTGTGCGGATGGGGGAAACGGCCATGAGCGCGGCCGGAAACTCCTGGCTCAACAAGACTCGATCGACAGAATGGCTCCTGGCGACGTGCGCCTGCGCCTGGGGCGTTGCCATTCTCCAGCCAGAGGCCGCGTTCAGCCTCCCCGCCTACAAGATGCTCTCCGAACTCCTGCGGGAGACAACCTGGGGAGCGATGGCGCTGATCATCGGTGTCAGCCGGTATCTCGGCCTCTTCATCAATGGTTGGTGGTTCAGGTCTCCGCTTATCAGAGCGGCCGGAACTTTGACGTCAGGCGTCTTCTGGATCTCGCTGTTCATCCTGATCTATGCCGCGTCAAATAAGACGGGTGCCCCTCTGGCGGCCGGATCCTACTTCTATCCGGTGTTCTTCATATTCGAGGGCTGGTGTCTCGCGGCGGCCGGCTACGACATGCAGAAAAACGGATCGCTCTCTGTTCGGAGTCGGTGATGTCGCCTGAAGCAAAGGAAATGTTGGACTACATCGTTGCCATCGCCGGGCCGTCCGCACTTGGGGGTATCGCGATTGCAATGTTCGGGTGGTTGAAGGCTAGGGCCGAGAAGCCAGGGCACATCGCTCCGGAGAAGCCGACCGTGGGTGCGCAGGGCATGGCGCAGATCGCTGGCATGGTTCTGGGGCAGAGCGATGTGAAGGATCTCAACGAAGGGCTGCGCCTGGTCTCCGCGTCGTATGACCGATGTACCCTGGCGCGCGAGACGGAGACCCTATCAAGGAAGAAGGAGGCGGAGGAAAACCGGGAGCACGAGAAGCGCCTACTGGCTGAGCGGCGCGATTACGAAAGCCGGATCGCAGAGGATCGCCATCGAGAGCATCAGCAACTGATCGAGGTGATCCAGAACCTGATCCGAAGTATCAGGGACATGCGATGCGCGAATTGAGAACGCCCGCCCCGGGAAACCTGGGCGGGCGTTTTTGATTCTGGGCTGATCAGGGTCTCATCCATTTGGGTATCATCACCTTGACCGCTTTCACCTCATCGGCCGGACAACACATCAGCAGCCGCCTTTCCTTTCCTTCAGACACGAAGCTGATCGAGAAAGGATCGCCGGCATTGGCCGGAGGATCGATGGTGATCGGCTCTGAGATTATGGCTCCGTCTCGGAACACGGCGGTCAGCTTGCGCGGCTCTGTCATCGTCCTGTTCTCCTGATGTTCCTGATCGGCACGCACCGGGTCAGCCCTGGCTTCACCGTGCATCGGAGCTTCTGGCGGGTCACGATCCTAACCCAGATTTCCTCCTCTTCCATTGCGGCTCGGGCTGGGGCCCTGGCGTAGACCGTGATCGCGATCAGGATCAGGATCGCGGTGATGATCAATCGGTTCATGGTTTTTCGGTTCTTCGTCATACGGGGTTGATCTGAGGTCAGAACGTGCCCGCGTCCAAATCGGCTTCCAAGGTTGATAGCGGGATGCCGGTGACGAGCTTGCGGGTGCGATAGAGGGTCTTGCCGAGGTAGTCCGTGCCCGCCGGATCGCGGGTCGTCTCTCCGATCTGGCCGTGCTTCAGCAGCGCCTTCTTGCGCAGCACCTCAAACCCGTAGCCCGCACCCTGGACGTTCATCTTCCGGATGAGGCCGTTCAGGCGCTCAATGTAGCCGCTGGTGTAGCGGTGCTCGAAGTAGCGCAGGATGTGGGGACGCCAGTTGTTCACGGCGTCGATGGAGGTCTTGAACGGCCGTTCCAGTTCGGACGGCACGCTCGCCAACCACCACGACATTGCCTCCTCGCCTGCGGCCCGGCTGTCGGCCTCGTAGATGTCGTAGAACCGCTCCTTGAGGTCGTAGGCCGTGGACAGCACCGGGTACTGCTCAAACAGCTTCGTCAGGACGGCGCGGGTCTCCGGCTTGCAGGTCTCCCAACGGGCCAGGAAGACGGCGCGTTTCCGCTTAAGGGCGACGCGCTCCTTGTTGCCGATGTCCTGATAGAGCTTCTTCCGGACGATCTCGAAGCCGTAGTTCGCGGTGCGCTGGACATGGTACTTGTCGATCACGGTGACGGCATTTGGGAAGACCGCCTTCGTCAGCGTATGGTAGCCCTTCCACATGTCCTGGCACACGACCTCGACGTTCTCGCGCCCAACCTTGTTCTCGAAGTAGCGGCGCAGATCGAGGTCTCGGCGTGAGGTCCGCATGTCGAGCATGGCCTTGTTCGCTACGTCACCGATGACGAAGCGGGCCTGCCCGTGGAGGTAGATTTCGTCCATCCCGAGGACGCGCGGCATCAGGGGTGAGTAGCCCGCCAGCTTCCGGTCCGCGTACTCCTCGAACACGCGGCGGATCAGGGTTTCGTGGACGCCGTTAATCTTGGCCGCCGCCGAGAATGAGTGCTCCACGGCCTGTTTCGCGAGGTGCAGCCGGAAGCGCTTCGTCAGCCGCCGTTCGGTGTCGATGTCCGGCAGGTCCTCGTAGCTCGTCGCCTTGCACTGCTGGCACCGGTATCGCTGCCGCCTGATCTCAAGCCAGACTGGCTGGCCCTGGATCGCGTGGTCACGGAAGCGGACGATCTTGGACCCGTTCTTGTCCTTCCCGAAGAAGATGCAGCAGCCGTAGGGGACGGTTGGCTTCGGGCTCGACGCTTGGACAATGAGGAACCCATCCTCCTCGTAACTACCCGTCGCCACCAGCCCTTTGAGGCGCAACAGGTCTGTCACTCGCCGTCCTCGGCAGCCCCTTTGCCCGGCTTCCGCTTCTCGGCCTTCACTAAGGCGGTCTCTACGACGTCGCGAATGAACTCGGCGCGCCGGAACTTGCCTGCAACGGCATCGATCCGGTCGAGAACACCCGCCTTGAAGCGAACTAGCGTCTTGTCTTCGAGCTTGTCTTTCGGCACGGCCAGCTTTGTGGCCGATATCGGTTTCCGAGTCAAAACCACCTCCAATGCGATATCGCTTGTTGACCCGTATCCGATGTCGGATTAGGTTGCAATTAGATATCGCATTAGGGGGCTGAGATGAGACACCAAGACGGCCGGATCACCTGTGAAGAATGCGAGCGAGACATCACGGACCATCACATCATGTGCGATGGCTTGAACGGCGAGTGGTGCGATGCCTGCTTCGGGGAGTGCATTCGGACAGAGAAAACTGGCGAGAAATGCTGTGGCGAGGGTTGCCCCACCGTTTGTGTCGGCGATGAGCGCTGAGGTGTTCGCCCCAAACCAGCCCCGTCCCGTTTTGTGTGAACATTGCGCTGGTAATGGCGAGATCGTCACTGACTGGGACGCCTACCTCGGTAGGGGTCAACCAATGACCGACGCGGTGGCTGAGTGCGAACCGTGTTGTGGGACCGGCTACACGGATTACGCCGCGCGCCTTGATCTCGGCAGCGAGGCTCAATCAACCCCGGACGACGAAGCGGGCATCAAGCCCGCCCCTCGTCAATCAACCTCGAATGACGAATGACCGGTTTTTCTCCTTCGATCACGGATGGATTAGCTGGCTTGGCCTGGTCGCCCAGCATCTTCGCCGCATTCAGATAGATCCGGCACCCGTTGAAGATCTGTTTCGCCAGATGCGCTCGGGCCATCGCATCCGGGACAGTGATCGTCCCCGCACGCAAGGCATGCAAATCGGATGCTAGTCCTCGGATGATCGTGTCGATCCCGAGCTTCTCGCTCTCCGGGGCGCTCTCGTAATCTCGGGTAGCCATTCCGTTCTCTCCAGTGTTGTTGGCGGGCTTCTGACTCAAGGGCTTCGGCCAGGGCCTTCAGTTGCTGCAGCTTGCGCCGATCGCCGAAGGATCCTTTGAGGTGAAGAAGAGGCCCAGCCCAGGTGCGGACACACGAGCGGCACACCGGAGGAACCTGGGCGTCTTGTATCCTCCGGAAGCCGTCATCTTGCTTGGTCTGCTCGCAGATCGCGCAGACGAATGGATCGGGTAATGGCGGGTGAACCCATTCCCGTCTGCGTTCAGGACGCATTGCTGTCCTCGGGCTTCTGCGTCTCGGCCGGGGCGGTGGCGCGAGCGCGAGCATCGCGGCAGGCTGGGCATGGGCAAGGCGGTCGAGCGCCGATCCCGTCAAGGTATTGGGCAGCCTCTTCGTATGCTCGCTCCTGCTTCTCGCTGAGAGGCGTAGCGATCCCTTCAAAGGCGGATACGAAGGCAGCCAGGGCCGCATTCGCCGTAGCGGCCTCGCTGGGTGCCGGCAGCTTGTCGTCGGGAGACAGATAAAACAGCGTCTGCCGCCACCAATCCGCCTCCGACATGCGCCCGTTGCAGTAGCCGCTCTGCCATGCTGGCTGGTCGCCAATCGGTGTGCACGTCTCGCCGTCTTCGCTCAGTCCTTCCTCAAGGGCTTTCTCAGCAGATTGACGCTTCCGCCAGTAAGCAACCTGTTCCTCGGCCTTGGCAGACAGTTCCTCGCGTAGCTGCCGTCTCCCTCGGGCTTCGGCTTCTGCGGCGCGGCGTGCCTTGTTCGCGTCGAACAGTTCGCTGTTCGTGCGATCCCAGGCTTGATGCCTCTCGATGCCGTGTCTTTTCGACCGCTCGGCTTCGACGCGCGCCGCGTCCCGCTCTCCCGTGAGGCGAGCGATCTCCGCGTGTAAACGAGCAATTGGCCCTTGCATCAGGAGATCGACCCAGCGCCGCCGGAGCGGGATCGTCGGGCCGATGCAGGCACGGACCTCGGCACGGGTGACGGGCGCCACCGCCTCGCGCATCGCATCCGAGACGGCCGGGGGTGTGGTGTTCTCGCTCATGTCACAATCCCGGTAGGTTGTCGTAGAGATCGGCCTCGGCTTCCGTAGTTCGATATTTGGCCGGTGCTCGGTCAATCGCATCATCCGCGCACTCAGGGCAGACGCCGGATGCGAACTCCTCAAGGCAATCCGCTCGGGTGCCCCCGTATTGCTTGCGGCGGGCGAGGCACTGCTTGGCGCAGAGCTTGAACCAGACGTCCTCTGGCATGACGACAGAAGTTTTCTCGGTGGCCATAGCTACCGCCCCTCTCTTACCGCGGGGACAGAGACAGGGGGTTGGTGCCCGAAGACCCATGCGCCCCAACCAAGGCCGCAGAGCACGACCAGCAGGACGAGGTATCGCCAGAAAGCCGAGACGAAGATCAGGGCTAACATGGTCCAGTTCAGCCACCAGGGGGCGCGATCCCAGCCGACGTCGCTCATCGCCCGCCCTCCTGGGCCTGAGCCTCACCCGGCACATCGCCTGCGGGTGCGGGGAGGGATGCGGCAAGGATCTCGCGTCCCGCCCTAGTCAGGTCCCAAACGTATCCGCCACGTTCGATCCCCCGCTCAGCCGCAAAACAATCTTGCAGATCATCTCTCGTGACCTTGCGCAGTTGAGCTAACCCAACCGCTTCCATCCTTTCAATGAAGCCGTCTGGAACTTGATCGGCGCCGCAGAATGCTTCCCAGTGTTGCCGAAGTTCTTGCTGCGACGCCTCCCGCGCCCCGTCATCCCGCCCTCGGGCTGCGATGGGTGCGGACGGGTTGAGGGCGCTCGATGTGCTGAGGATAGCGGCGTGAACGGCCGAAGCCATCGCCTCGCGCGTCTCGGGCAGCAGGCGACCTGAAAGGCACTGACCTTCATGTGTCCAGTAGGCATCAACCGCAGCGCGTGCCCATCCAGGCGCAGGCCCCGTGCTGTCGGGCGAGAGGGGCGGCGTGGGGGCGGAGAGGAGGAACCGCGTCCAAAGTTGCTCAACAGAAACGCCTTCATCATCGAGCAATCCTGCGCAAATGAACTCGCCGGCGCAGGTTATCATTTCCTCCGTCGCCGCAGCAGGAACCAGCTTCCACCCGGCCGGGATCAAGCCCCGGCTCGCCTCGGTCGCGTTGGGCTGGGGGGCGAAATGGAGAGCGGCAGTGTAGGCCAGCGTGAAAGAGTGGACGCCGATGCCGTGAGCGCGCGCGGCTTGGATCATCGCATCGGTTGGCTGTGGGGGCATCAGTTTCCAGCCAGCCAGCCCCTCCCGCTCGCCCGCCTTGTCCGGGGCTTTCTGCGTCACGGTCAACGTATCGACGAGAACCTCCCAGGCTTTGCGCTCGTCTTCGGAAAGCCCCTCCCAAGAGTAGGATGCGATCCGTATCGTGTGATGCCAGAGAGTCGCTGCGTAGTGGGCGAGGTGATCTTGCCTGACCTGATCTCTGGCGTGAGACATCGCGGCCTCGGCGACCTTGTGCCAGACATCTCGCGCGGCCTGGGAAAGCGAACTCCAGGCGGGTTCCCCGGCCGGATGATCTGGCGCGAAGAACATCCCTTCAAAGCGGGCTTCGTAGGCGCGTCGGCCCGCGCTGTCGTCCATGTGATCAGTCGACATCGTTCGATCCATCGTTTGAGGGGTGATTGAACTCGGCGAGCTTGCGGTAAAGGGTCGAGCGGCCGATCGCGAGAACGTCGGCGGCGCGGGTGCGGCTCGAACAGGCGTTGACCGTGGCGATGATCACCTCGGACTCGATCTCCGCCATGGTCTTCGGGGATCCGTCAGGGCGATCCAGGGAGATGGGAGTGCGGTCGATCATGGCCGTGATCCGATCTTCGGGGCGCCCATTATCAGCATCATCCACACCGCATAGGTCCAGGCGAAGAACGGGCTGGAGATGGACATGATGACACCGCAGATCATCAGGACGATGATACCCCTGTGTCGTTGCTGATGGGTGATTAGGTCGGGGCTCATACGCCTCTCCTGACGTAGCCGCTGGCGCGCTTCTGCGGCTTGCGGGGTTTCTTAGGCGGGCTCGGGATCTTCGCCTTCGGCTTGCCCTTCGACTTGCCACCGGGCGGAATGGCCTTCGCCTCCTGGCGCTCGACCTCCTTCTTGTCCCGGCGGCGTTGCTTCGCGATCTTCTGTTGATCGCCATCGCGGATCGAGAGCTTGGACTCGCCGCGCCGGCCGGTGGTCTTTTCGCGGTGCTCCTTCTTGACCATCCAGACGAGATGCCTGGGCGAGTGCTGATGCGGGACGTGCTGGCCTGTCTCCTGATTGACCGGGCGAAGCGCCAGGGGCGGGAGGTGATCAAGCTCCAACTCGACCTTCTTCACGTCATCCGGGATCTTCCCGAGCTTTCTCCAGGCCGAGATAAGCTGATCCAGGGCGACTTCGAGCTTCACCGAAAGCGGAACCTCGCGACGCTTTTCACTCGTAATAGCCATTGCGACTATTGCTCCCTCTCTTCATTTCCTCGATCAGCAAATCCGGGTCGATCTCCGGGGTGATGTCTCGGGCGATGATCATCTTGGCGACCATGACCAATCTGAACCGCTCGTCTTCCGTGAAGTCTTTCAGGCTCATCGGAGTCCTGCGTAAACCTCCGATCAGCTTCTCAGAGTCGTACAGCTTCATTTCCAGTAGAAGCGCATTGGAGAGGGCGCGGGGGGAGTGCCAGTCATCGCTGTACTTCGCCACCGCGCCCATCAGTTGCCACCAGGCGTCGAGCCCCTTTGACCGGGGCGTCTTCGTCTCCCGCACTTTGAACTCAGTGCCGGATCGGAAGGCGAGGATCAGTTCCTCATCGACTTCGCTGGCCGGGATGATCCTCCGCCCCTGGAGGCGAAGGATGATAGGCGGAGAGTCATCCTTGGGTGCCATAGATCAGGCGATGGCCGAATGAGACTTGCGGGCCTCGGCGACCATGTCCTTCCATGTGTCGTACAGCGGATGCCTTTTGCCGAAAGCGTTCCGATCCGGAAGCGTCGAAAGGGAGAAGGCGTTCACATCCTCCGTCGACTTGCAGCCAGCGAGCCCCTCACGCATCCGCTGGGTCATAGCCTCTGCAGGGTCGGCGCCTCCCGCCGCCGCCGCAGCCTTCAGTCGATCGTACTCCGTCCGGAAAGTCGCCCGGATCTCAGCCTCGTAGGTCTCGGGAACTTCGCCGTCCGCGATCATGGCCGCCATCTCGGCAGTATGACTGTTAAAGCCGTCGATTATCGACTTCGGAGTGCGATTGACCATCTCCAGATAGGCGCGGAGCTTGTCGTCGAACTCGCGACCCAGCTGGGTAAAGCCGTCGTCCTCATCCTCCTGTGTATCCGCCGCCTGTTCCGGCAGGCTCTGGCCGGTGCGCAGGGCATCGATCGCCGAGTTGCCCGGGAAGTCGCCCGCCTCATCGTCGACAGGCGCTGACGGGCCCACCAGGGAGATCGGGCCCGGCTTCGCCTTGGTGCGCTCGATCGCCTCCTGATGCGCAGCGGCATAGACCTCGCGCTGCGTCATGTTCAGCATGGTCTCTGCGGTGTCGCCGAACATCTCGTGGATCTGATCGACAACCGTGGCGTCGGCCGCCTGATTGAAGTCGACGCGGCGTTCAAGGATCCAGGCTTCGGCGTCGAACGGTTCTTCCTGTTCTCCGCTCTGATCGTCGGTCGGGTCTCCAGAGACCTCGGATCCGTAGACTGCAGCGCGCGTCTGATCGACCATGGCCTGCGAAGCCTCTGGCGTCATAACTGTTGCGCCTCCTGCAGATGCGCCATCAGGGAAGGGGGCGGACTCGCGACGCGGAGCCTGGGCCTGTGCCGCCACGATCTCGCCTTCTTCGATCTCGTCGACTGGAGCGGATGGGCCCGACGTTGGCAGGCCAGCAACGGTCGCGTGCTCGAACTCAGCATCCTCGAAGTTGTGGCCGGTGAACTCCTCGGACAGGTGCATGCCCTTCAGGACATCGGAGAACCGATCTCGGAAGGAGAAGCCACGGGCCCGCATCACCAGCATGCGATCCTGATACTTCCACCATGGCGAGTCGTTCGGCGTATCGTAATTAGAGGTGACGCGCTGGCCCTTCGCCTTGTCATAGTAGCTCTTGCGAACGGTCGGCTGCGTCTCCCAGAGCCCGGCTTTCTTGGCGTCGGCGACCGAAAAGGTCCGCTCGATTGTGCCCTTCATTCCCTTCCGCTTGACGATGCAGAAGCCAACGCGATCATCGCCCTCGCCTCGAACGCCTTCTTCGTGCTCCTCCAGCAAGCCGCTCGTCAGAAGGATAGCGAGCGCCAGATCGCCCGGGATCGCGGCCTTGTTATTGATGACCGCGATGTTCTGAACGGCGACCATCGGGCGAAGGCCGACCTCCATTCCCATCATAATCTGAACGGAGACTTGCTCCGGTGTCGTGATCCCCTTCGGCACGAAGCCGCTCTTGGCGATGATCTGCGACATGCGCCACACGTCCTCGAACGTGTTGCACACGAGCCCGAGCCCGGCACTCGAAAGCCCCGCGACGCTACGCGCGGCCGGTTCGGTCATCGACACAAGGGCCTTGTCTGTTCCAACGGTCATGGTCTTCTCCTGAATAGCGCTCAACCGCGCATTTCGATGTCAAGCTCGCAGCCGGGAAGCTCGCCCCCGGCGTAATAGACCTTGTCGGCGATCTCCTGCATGAATGGCTTCACGCTCTGGTAGTTCTTCACCGCCTCGACCAGGGCGTCATAATCGACGATCTTGGCCTTCCTGATCTCGCGGATCTTGCGCTTGCTGCCGGATGCGCTGGTGACGGTGATCGGTCCCGCATCAGCCTTGACCTCCTGGCCCTCTGCAGCCAGAGCGGCGGCCTCATCAGCCATCCGCCTCTTCTCCGCCAAAGCGAAGGCTCCACGAAGTCTACCAAGGCGACCGGCTTCGTCCTTCGCGGGCCTAATCACGACGGGGGTCCATTCGGCGTCGACCGCCTTGCCTGCATCCCAATGAGGACGCTTCAGCGCATCGCGGCGTTCATCGGCCTCTCTCGCAAGCTCGTTCAGACGATCACTAAGCGTCTTCGAAGCGTCGGCCTCGGCCTGCGTCTTGATCTCTTTGATCTTCGATGCCTCCTCGATCACGACACGAACCCGCAGGGCGGCATCCTCCGCCGACAGGGTGTCCATGCCGGCGCTGTTGTGGCCTGGAGCCTCCTGGGCCGGTCCAGGCTTCGGGGTCTCAGCCGGCTTCTCCGCGGGCTTCGGCGCGGCCTTAGGCGGATCCTTGGCGACAGGCGCCTTCGCCGTCTTGCTGGCCGCGACCACGTCCTGAACTGGATCATCAGGCCAGCGCTGGTTCTCGATCCAGAACTTCCATTCCGCTTGGGTGATCGGGTGCTTGGCGACCCATTGGAACGTGTTGTAGGCGAACGCCTCTTCGTCTGCGGCGCTCCCCATCTTCACCGGCTCGGCGATGCCGAAGCGATACCACTTCGCGCCGTTCTCCTCCCAGATCGCCAGAGGGACGTGCGTGTGATCCTTGCGCTTGTATCGGAAGAAGCCCCACGGGACGAACTTCGGATTGATCGGGTAGTCCAATCCCTTGCGGGCGGCCTGCCAGAACTTCCATTGGACATCGCGCATCGAGTCCATGGGGATGGCGTGATAGTTGATTAATTCGGCCACGATGATCAGGCTCCGATCAGTGATTGAGGTTGGCGGTTCCATCTCGCGGGCTGAGCAACTCCGGCGGAGCCAGAATGAACGAATGCGACGACGCCCAGGAGGTGCTGAACATGCCGTCGATGTCGAACTGTCCGATTAGGACCGCCTGAGAATCCGCAGGCATCTCGTCGCTGATGTCGTCTCCGACGCAGAGCTTGCGCCAGGACGGGTGTGTCTCGACCACGATCAGAACAGGAACGACGCCATGCTGAAACGCCTCCTCGATCTCCCCAGGTGGGTAAAGCGCGGGATGATGCGTCAGCAGATCCCCCTCTTTGAAGGTGGGAGGGGTTCGATAGGCAGAGCACGCCTCCATAAGGCGGTTCTTCCAGGCGACAGGGTCGACGGAATTCTTCTTCGGGGAGGCCATCGTGATCTCTCGTTTTGGGACTAGGGAATACCCCATCCCATGCCGCCAGCTACGGCGCAAGGGGTATTCCGCTAATGTTGAGAGATGATCGCTGGGCCTGAAATGGAAACGCCCCCGGGCAGAGTCTGCCGGAGGCGTTTCACTAACCCCTGGCGCCAAGGGCTTCGCGCTATGTGCGTGTAATAACCTAATCGATTGATTGTTCCAAGCCCCAATCGATTAATCGGGAACCTCGACCTTGATCACCGTCATCATCGCGCCTTCCAGGCTTGAAGGGGAGCAAAAGA